AACAACATCAACAGAAGCACCAAAAGTAGAAGTCGAAAAAGCAAAAGAAATGACTTTTAGTCAAGCACAACTTGATAATATTATTAAATCAAGATTAGATGCTGAAAAATCTAAACATCAAAGACAACTTGATGAAGTTAAAAAACAAGATGACGAAGCTTTAAAAGAAAAAGCAGTTAAAGAAGCTAAATCAAAAGCTGAACTTGAAAAGCTTATGCAACAAAGAATATTAGAAAAAGATACAGAAATTAATAAGTTCAAAAGTGAAATTAAAAAAGAACGTATTGATAATTCTGTATTATCTGTTGCATCTCAACACAAAGCTGTTAGTCCAGCACAAGTCGTTTCTTTACTTAAAGATGAGATTAAATTAAATGACCAAAATCGTGTTGAAATACTTGATAAAAATAATAATATTCGATATAACGAAAAAGGAAACCTTTTAACGATTGAAGAAAGAGTTAAAGAGTTTTTAGATACGAACCCACATTTCCGTCAAGGGTCTTTGTCTGGAACAGGAAGCCAGAGTGCTATCGAGGGTAAAACTGTAAAACCTTTCAATATTCAGGACTTAAATATGAGTAATGCTGATGATCGTAAAAAATATGCAGAGTATCGCAAAGAACGAGATTCAAAACCTACTCAAATTAACTTAAACAATAAATAATATAGGACAAACAAAAAATGGCAAACGAAACAACAAGTTCTACACTATCGGAACTATACACAGAGATAGTGGCAGAAGCTTTATTTGTAGCAAGTGAGAAATCACTAATGCGTGGATTGGTAAAAAACTATTCTATCTCAGGCGGTGGAAAAAGTGTTGAAGTACCAATTTATGCTGCTGTGAGTGCTGCGGCTGTAAGTGAAGCAAGTGATTTGTCTAATACTGCAATCAACCCATCTTCTGTTACAATAACAGCAAGTGAAGTTGGTATTATGACAACATTAACGGATTTAGGCAGAAATGCTTCTCCGAGAAATGTTGCTGCGGATATTGGTAAATTATTTGGCGAAGCTATTGCTAAAAAAATTGATGTAGATTTAACTGCATTGTTTGATGGCTTTAGTAAAATAGTAGGTGGTGCTGATGTTGCATTTTCTGCTGCAAAGCTTTTTGAAGCTTTAGCAGAATTGAGAAATCTAGCAGTTCCTACTGACAATCTATCTTGTGTGGTACACCCATACATAGCATACGATTTAAAAGGTGCTTTAACTAATACCTTTGCAAATCCTAATCCAAGTGAAAATGCTAATGAAGCTATGAGAACTGGATTTGTTGGAAGATTGGCTGGATGTAATGTTTATGAATCAGCTAATATTTCTAACACAGGAACAACAGGCGATTATAAAGGTGCTGTATTTAATAAAGATGCTCTAGGTCTTGCAATGATGCAAGATGTCAAAATAGAAACTCAAAGAGATGCGAGTTTAAGAGCAGATGAATTAGTTGCGACTTCAGTTTATGGAGTTTCAGAATTACACGATACTTATGGTGTCGAGTTAATGATGGATTCATCACTTCTGTAATAAATAAAATATTAAAGGCGGTATTTTATATCGCCTTTAGTACAACTAAAGGAAAAATATGATAAAAGTAATAACTCCTAATATTCCAATGGTTAAATTAACTAATGGAACAAAAACTATCGAAAGAAGTAAAATTCAATATGAAGCCAATATAAAACACTTTGCGATGAGAGGTTTTAAATTAGTTTCAGATAAGGTAAAAGAAGTAAAGAAAGTTAATGACAAAGTAATTGATAAAGCAAAAAATGTTGTTAAATTAAAACCAAAGAAAAAAGGAAAGAAAAAATGAATATAATCTTTTTAAAGCAAATAGCACAAAGTGTTTGGAATAATATGAAAGCTAAACCTAAAGTTTCAATAGGTGTAGCAGTAGTAATTATTATTTTAATTTGGATATAAACAATGACAAATTTTACAGGTGCAAATGTTATTACCACATCAGATGTTACAAAATATCAACCTGATGCTTTTGATTTTGGTATCTCAACAACTGCAACTGAAACTACTAACTTTTTAGCACAAACAACTAACGACATATTACGAAATTTAAGAATTAAATGGTGGCCAGTTTATAAAACTAATGTCTTTACTGATATTACAGTTTTAGGTTCAGTTGAGATGGATAATACTAAAGTTAATCTTGACCAATTTGAACGTGCTGGAGTTTATTTATTTTTATCAAGATTTTATCTACCAGCTTTAACTAAATTTAGACCAGAAGCTGACAAAGATAGATTTGAAAGAATGATTGAATTTTATTCATCAGCTTATGTAAAAGAATTTCAATCTATTTTAGAAGATGGTGTTGAATACGATAGCGATGATGGTGGTTCTATATCTACAAGTGAGAAAGAATCTTTACACGGATATAAACGTCTGAATAGATAATGGCAGTTAATCTATCTATTAAAACGAATCAAAAAAAAGTTTCAAAAAATATTAAAAGATACCAAAGCTTTCTTCCTAGAGTTTTTGCTAAAGGATTAAATCAAGCTGGTTTTCAATTATTAGAAATTATAAGAGAACTTACTAAAAAAGGTGTTGATTTTAGACGTATGCCTTTTGCACCTTATTCAGAGGGTTATATTAAACGATTACAAAAAGAGGGTAAGCAAACAGGAGTAGATTTATTTTATTCAGGTCGTATGTTAGGTAGCTTAACTCCATCATCAAGTGTTAAGAAAACTGGTAAAAATAAAGTTAGTGTTGCTTTTGGTAATGCACAAATGATGAAAAGAGCATTATTTAACCAAGTATTAAACGAACCTAAAAGAAAGTTTTTTGGCTTTGATAATCGTACAGAAAAGATTATAAATAAAGGGTTTGAAAGATTTGTAGCAAAAGAATTAAGAAGAATTAAAATATGAGTGTAAGAGAAGATATAGCAGCAAATATACATAGTGTTATTAATAGTATTAGTAGCCCTGATATTAGATTATGCACAAGACAACCTTTTGAATTAGAAGAATTATCACAAGCACAATATCCAGCAGTTATTGTTCAAACATCTGAAGAAAATAGAGAAGATCAAGAATTAGGAAGTGGTGCTAAAACTAGAACTGGCACTATTGATTTTGTAGTATTAGGTTTTGTTAAAGGTGCTAATACTAATATAGATACATTAAGAAATGCTTTAATAACAGCTATTGAAACTGCTTTAGAAACTGATATTACTAGAAGTGGTAATGCACTTGATACAGAAGTTATCCAAGTCGAAACTGATGAGGGTACTTTATTTCCAGTAGGCGGTATTAGAATGGTTGTGAGATGTATGTATCAATATCAATCAGGAACACCATAAGGAGAATAATGAGTAAAATAGAAAAAATATTAGATAAAATACTTAAAAAGGTTAATCAAGTTGAAAAGCTACACGACAAAGAATCAATGCTTTGCGAAGAAGTTAAAGATTTGGTTGAAGAAGTAAGAGAACAACAAGATGAACCTCTTGAAGATGATATTGATGACTCTGATCTTGATGATGAAGATTTAGATGATGAAGATATTGACGAGGAAGAAGAAAAGTAATAAAAGGACATTATGGCTAAAGATATTAAATTATATAAAGATGGGCAAGAAATTACAATTAATGAAACTCAACTTGATAATTTTATAGCACTTGGTTATAAACAAGAACAAGATAAACAAGTAAAAACAAAAAAGGAAAATAAAAAATGGCAACACACTTTGGAAAAGAAGGAGTCGTAACTGCTGGTGGAACTGGTATAGGCGAACTTACTGGTTACACACTTGAAACTACTGCTGATGTTGTAGAAGATACTCAACTATCTGATGCAACTAAATCATTTGTAGCTGGAAGAACAGCATTTTCTGGAAGTTTAGAAATGAGTTATGATGAAACTGATTCTCCACAACAAACATTAACTGCTGGTACTACAATAGCTTTTATATTAGGCCCAGAGGGTAATGGTTCAGGAGATGAAATCTTTACTGGTTCAGGAATTGTTACAGGAATGAATATTAATGTTGGCTTGGATTCAATAACTACAAGATCAGTTACGTTTCAAGGTACTGGAGCATTAACAAGAGGAACTGTATAATCCTAATTTATGTCAGTAATTGACAGGGCTAAAAATCATTTTGAGAATTTAGGTGTTCAATCTATTGAAGTACCTGAATGGAAAGATAATGATGATAAACCTACAATTATTTATTGGAATCCAATAACTTTAGCAGAAAAAAATAAATTACTAAAAGTATCAGGCAATCTTAATGATGTGAGTTTGTTAGCTGATATTTTAATAATGAAAGCTTTAGATA